TATCCATCATTTGGGTGACCCCAAATAGCACTGCAATGAGAACGGCAACCATTCCTATATTTTGAATTGTGTGTGAGTTGTCTTTCTTATGTGGTACCATAAAATTTTTCCCTTGTTATATTAAAAAGAGCCTCACGGCTTGTTATCGTCTGTAATAGTCTTGCCTTTCAGCATATCTTGTAAATCTTTGGTCGAGCCAACATAAAGATTATTGACGTTGGTCTTAGGTGCCTCGCCCTCACGCATTAATTTTAATTCTTTCTGCATCTTCAACAATTCCATTGTAGTATCAGATACATTCTTTATTAAACCACTGGCGACTTCATATGCCCGTGGGTGTTCCATTTCTTTAGCAAGTTCTAATATTCCCTCAAGGGCATCATTACCTCGCTCAATAAGATTATAAAGGTTATCTCGTGCATAACTATAATCTGTATCTAAATCTCCTTGATGTGAGTTTGATACTTTTGCTTGTCTGGGTGCCAGACCACGCTCTCTTCGTACACTTATAACTCTGTCGATTTCACCTTCTATCGGAGGATTATCAATAGTGATTGGTTCGGCTTGTTCATACTGATTTATAATATCATCTGACAACCCAAGAGAATCATCTAACCTCTCATCAACGGACTTCTTAATCCCTTTTGGCATAATATATTCCTCGCTGTTAACTTAATGGCCATTTTACTGGTGCCATTGTATCTACGTCATCTGGGTCGGTCGGGTCATCTGGATGACCTGCTTCTATCGCCACAGTCCAATTATCGTCTGCATCAGAACCCCACGGGTCAACTGACATATTGACTTGCTCTAATGGAGCATTGGCTTCTGCCGGGTCAATAGTTCCGACCAAATAATTGGTAATAACTTTCTTAATAATACCTTGTTCTCTGATTGGTGGGTATAGCCATCCGCGTATCAGAAATTCTAGTGACCAGTTGACAATTCTATGGTCGCCAAAAACACCCTCAAATTCATCTGTTAGTGTTACCCCTTTCAATTCGATAGGAATATCTCTTTTCATATCCAATTCGGGAACTTCTTCAATAACCACGTTGAAATCTGGCTGGAAATAAGGTACAATTTGCTCTATAATTTGTAGTCCATCATCCATCAAGTCTGAATAAATGTCTAGTGTGAATGAAAAATTGTATGGGATTGGAGATAATATTGTATGTGCTTTGTTTGTCCCTGCTTTATTAAATCTGTGGGTCTGCATCTGATTACCAGCCCGAGAATAATCTGCTTCAACACCAGTTAAAATAAAGCCCATACGTGGGACTTGCTTATTCGCCTTGCTGTCTTTAATTAGTCTGGCAAGATATTTCTTCTGTGATTCATAGGCTAGGGGTACTTTTATATCTTTAATCAGTGTACCGTCAGCCTCCGTTCTCTGAACGTGAATGTTATTGAATACTGAACCAAACGCAATAATGAGTTTTTTAGTAGTTCCGTGGTAAAAAGTAGTTCCGAACATTAGTTAGTACTCCCAAAAGGATTCATCTCTGATAAATCCAAAACATCATCATCCATAGTATCCCAATCTGGAGTACCAAGTTCGGCGTCAATAGCCGTCTGAATTTCTGCTTCAAGTCCTTCAATCTCTGCGTCAACCACTGTAATATCTTCGTGGCCATATTCCCAAGGTTTCAGCGTTAGAGTCCATACGTGTTGTGGACCATCTGGAGTTGGATAGAATGACGAATCATTTCCGACAAATGTCACTTCAAATAATGCTTCAGCATCAGAGAAAAATAACAAGTCTCCAGCGATTGGTCTATCATCATCTGTTGATGCGGTTTGCTCTGCGAAAGATTTCTTCGTAAATGAAACTTTCATTTCATCTGTTACAGACACACCAAATTTAGAATAGAAATCTCCAACATCTCCATATTCTTGATAATCGTCAATAAGAATATTGAACTGCCATATAGTATCAAAGTTACTTGTAGGGTCCTCCCCGAAAATCGGGTCGAGGCCAGTTCCATATTTCCGTGGAAGATATTTTGCTGTGAATCCAATCACGGCAACAACTTCTTCTACGATATCCTTAATCATCGGCGATTTGGACATATTGTCGAACATTCCCATTGTCTTATCCTACTAGAAAATTAACTGGAAGTTCATAGTTTAGGGAGAATTCCTCTTCGAGTTTGGTTATCTCTTCAGAAGCCTCGTCCCAAACTTTTTGACCATTAACCGTAATCCCACCGGGTAAAGGCATTCCGTCAAATTGTTTCATATTAGCACCCCACTGTTGCTTAATCATTGCAGTAGCATACTTCTTAACCCACTCATCATTATAAACATCGATACCAAATCCTGTTGCTTCATTAGGTACAACTGCTTTCCAAGCCCGTAAGAGTAGAGAGTGTCCTCTAGTCCAAGTTCCTGAGGCAGTTTCGCAATCCGTTTGGTTTAGTATCGTATCATCAGAACAAACAGGCCCGATAATTTTACCAGAGTGTGAATGTAATTGATTTGTTGCTTTATTGAAAGAGAATGTTCTGTCTGGATTGAAATAACTGGAAACCATATCTAAATGTTGCATAGTTATTTCATAGTTCGTCATACTCGCTTTCGTCATATCGAACATTTCATCCGCCATAATTTTATAGCGAACATCATTCATAGCCTCAGAAGAATATCTTCCGGGCTCATATATTCTAGTTACTGCTATGATTGAATCATCAAGCGTAAGAAATTTGTTTGTAGCATCTTCCTGAGTGAATTCATAAACTATAAACTCCTCCACAGCGCCATCAAAGTGGCGTTCGATGAATAGTTGAATAGTATCATCAATACGGTCAAGTGCTTGTGTGTCATCAACTTGGATTTCAATCTTAGGAGAACCGAGTTTTCGGTAAGCATAATCTCTGAGTCCAGTTGCTGTTTGTATTTTTGCCATCATTTACTCCGTCTATTACATCTATTTATGTTGTTTCAAATCTTGCAGTATTCGTTTGTACTGTGTTCTCATTGACCATTTAAATCTAAGTATAGTATAGATAAACAGGAGAACAGACGAAGAAAATCCAATTTGTGCTATCGCCATTGCTTGGTGTGGTTTAGTTTGTAACAGTTCTGCTAACTCCGGGTAGCACAAAAAACAATTATATGAACTGTAAAATTCTACTACCGCTCCAAGCAAAATAGCCGAACGAGCCCAACACGAGTAATATTTCCTATGTCGTAAAGTAAAAAAGAATGCACCGAGGGCAACTGCGGTAACAATTATGGAAAAGAATTTCTCAACTTCAAATAATAGGTCTACCATCATATCAATATCATCCACTTTTTACCCAGTATATGGCTAGACCAATTCCTGCGGATAGCAAGAGCCAAAAAACTCTCTCGCCATTGCCTATCTGAATTTTGCTAGTAGAGATTTCGACTTGTTGGTCATCGGTCTGGTCAATAAGTTTATCCAACTTCTTTTCAATACGGTCCACGCTATTGTAAACCGTCTTCATTTGCTCTTCTAGTCGGGTAATTCTTTCTTTCATATTATCTATGCCGGACCACAGCCTCTCTAGCGTTTCGATTCCTGTGTCCATATTTTCCCTAACGTATATATAATTATGTTACTTTAAAAGTGATTGTGCATTATAGTCTTTCTAGTGGCTATAATAGTATTTATATTAAATGTGATGTTGGAGATGATATTATGAATAAACGAATTTATGTAGTTGGAGATGTGATGTTAGACTCATATTGGGCAGGCGATAGTACACGCTTGTCGCCAGAGTCTCCCGTCCCAGTAGTAGATAATGTTGTGGTGGAGAATCGTCTAGGCGGTGCTGGAAACGTCTGCCACACGCTTAAAGTATTTACCGATGACGTTGTACTGTTTACGACTGTAGGACTTGATAGAGAGGGAGGGCTTGTCTCTCAATTGCTTGCTAACTCTATGATAACTAACGATTTAACGCTTGGTCCCAACTCAAAAACAGTCACCAAAACACGCATATTATCGAATGACCAACAACTATGTCGGTTAGACAGTGGTTACATTAAAGACGCTCCACCCCTCTTTGGCGCACCACCAGACGTTGTTATCATATCAGACTATGGTAAGGGCACGATAACTTCTGAGGTAATTGATGACTGGCTTGATAAAAGTGACTGTCCGATTCTGGTTGACCCTAAAGGGACCGACTGGGAGAAATATAGTGGAGTATTCGCAATAACCCCAAACAAAAAAGAATTTGAAGATGCTTATGGTGAATTCACATATGATAGAGCCCTCCAAGTAAT